TTTGCGAGAAAAGCATTTACTCCGGAGACTGGGGAAACTCTATAGCTCAGTCCAGCCAGAATAAAAACTGTTAAATATGAAATAACCTTTATTTTGGTTCCGTGCCACATTGCGTTGCTATTAATATGACGCTCTTTAATAGCTTTAATCAGTCCACCGTTGATACTTGCGATTGCATAATACTTAGTAGCAATATCGAGCATCATAGCCCCAAGTACTGCGCAAAATGCCACTAGGTAGGTTTGTTCAGGGAACATTACATACATTAGATAACTCATCAATACTGCTAATACTGGCTTGCATCCGGTAACCGCATGACTTAAGTACTCCATAGATCATCACGCTCCTTTCTGCTTTAATAGAGGGCATAAAAAATACACCCTCAGGTGTTAACAAATGATTATTTGTTTATACTGCCGTTGTTATCTTCTCTTGAGCATAGCCTAAAACTTCATTTGCTTCATCAGCCGAAATCCAGTCCATACCAATATACAGAGCAACCATTTCTTCCATAGCCTCATATGTCTTTTTCTTCCTGTCTACCGCAGCCACGGAAATTCTCACATAAATATTTTGTTTTGCCATTACAGTCAAAGTCTCATTCATTTTAATTTCCTCCTAATAATGTTATTTTTGCAACCTCTAAAGATATTTGGCCTATAGCTTCTTCCATTTGAGCCATTCTACTAACTTCTTCTATCGGCTGTGGTTTTAGTTCTGAAAACTCTCTGCTCGCCACATCAAACTTTGCGTATAGCTGCGACTTTTCGTACTCTTCTCGCGATACTGCTATCATGCCTGGTTGTTCCTCAAACGTATCTAGCATAGTAGCTATGCTATTATCGTCGTTTACTGTTATATAATAATAAGACACAATACACCTCCCGTTATATTAATTATCAAGGGTTTAGATAATAAAGCATTTGTAAAGTAACAGTTCTGCCCCCATTACTAGAGCTTACATAAATCTCAAAGCTGTTCATAAATGAAACTTCGACACGCATATAAATTGGGCCTATTCCGTAAATTTGTCCTAGAGGGCCATTATACCTTTCTACCCCATCAAGCACTATCCTAACGAGGCCTACTCCGTCTGAGGTCTGATAATTCGCGTCCGAAAATTTAATTATTCCGCCCTTAGCATTAGTATAACTCTTTATAAGGCTTAGTGTCCCAGCCGCGCCAGTAACAACGGACGGCCGCTCTGTTTGAAATATTGTTCCCATGATATCACCCCCACCCCCTGCATTTGTCCACGCTGCCCATACACCATTCATCAACCACCTTTCTTGCTTTCTAGTAGTTGTCAATCCTGTAGCTAGTTGGTACTGCCATACTCCTTGCAAGTGAACTACTTGGTCTACATACCAGTAATCGGCGTCGGGGGCGCCTACCATACTCGCACCTCTCACTTTAATATTTCCTACTAAAGTGTTTAGGTTACCACCGCTGTACTCTACTGATGTTGCGCCTAACCCTTTTCCTTCGATAAACTCTGCAACTCGAAATGGTGTCATATATTTAGCGTCACTTGTTCCCACTTTTGATTCCGCAGTTGTGGCTATTCCGTAGTTTAATACATTTCCTAACCCTACATCAGTCTTTGTTGTACCGTGTGGGTTAGTTCCACTCCCAGGGTGTGTATAGTTATTAGCGCTGTTCGCAATACCGTTTAACTTAGTTTTGTCATCTTTGCTCATTAATCCATTTACAGTAGTGCTCGCCAAAGTCAAAAGTGAATTGATTGCAGCTACTATGCTAGTTTTAATGGAAGTATTAAGTCCAGATAATAAACCCATAATACCTGATAAATCACTTATTTGTTGAGTATTAGCTGCTACAGACTGATTTAAAGTAGTATGAGCATTTGCATCATTATTGTGATTTTCTATGTCTTCTGGGGTAGCATATACTAGGCTATTATTGATTATTGCTGTAACATTTGTAGCATTGCCTACAATAGCTATTAGTTCAATGATTCTTTCAATAATTTGGCTACTATCTCCTGGTGGTATGTACTCTGCAAGCTCTGCCGCATTACCATAGCAATATAATACTTCTCCAACATCAGGATCCATTGCAAAAAGTCCTAATTCTCTCCAATAGAAGCCCTGTGTCATATCTGAATTAGTAAGTTTTCCACCTATATTAGTCGTCCCATCCGCATAAGGTTGTAAACGTGTTATAGGTATATTTTTCTTATGACTTACTAGGTTATTAAGATCTCTTATACTTTGTCCTGTCAGGTTGCCATCACCCATAGCTATACGCGTAAACATTAATGCTATTCCAGATTGTGCTTTAGCTTCAAGTGTATGTCCTTTATTTGTAAATACAATGCTTCCAAAACTCAATGTTATCCCCCCTGTCTTAATATGATTTTGTCTCCAGTATGTAGAGCAAATCCAAAATAAATATTGAACTTGTTAGTTAGGAGTACAACTACTTCATCAAGCTTAGAACTTTTTCTTTTTATATGCTCTGCAGCTTCTTTGAATTTATCAACCATATCATCTGATGTGTTAATATCGTTAGTAATAATTCTAAAATGGTGAGGCTCCCCACCATATTCATGCCACTCCATAACCTTGCTTTCACCAAAAATAGTAGTTACAACTTCTTCTAATGCTCCTACAGTGCCTTTTTTCTTGTGCCATGCAATAGAATTTTTAACAAGCTCTCTTCTTTTTTCTATAGACAAATTAACGTCATAGAATGGTGCTCTAAATTGTTCTGCCAATACATCTACTAATTCTGAATCCAACTTATCTATATATGGGAAAAAAATAACTTTATCCATAAGCTTAGTGACTTTCACAAGTTCATCGTCTATAGCCTTAGCTGAAGCTAATATTTGACTGTCTGCTGCAATACTATGAGGCAATAGGTCAACAATAGAAATACTCTTAATATCATTCATCTTCTATTCCTCCAAAAATAATATTTGTGGTTGTTACTTTGGCTATTTCTCGACTACTTATATCAGTAAAGATAGGACTTGTAATAATTACCCTTTTAGCACCAGCTTGCATAACTCTATACATCAGTTCAGATGGATTAATATCCCTTCCTAGTTTTTCATGTTGCCATGATATATAATCTTGCACTGCTTTTTGTACTTGTTCTTGAATAACTGTACTCATAGCTATATTATTTCTTGAAATATGATATTGAAAATTAAGAGCATAGACTACGGTGGTCGGTTGAATTACACTTACTTTATCTGTAAGAGGTTTTACATTCTTATCAGTACACTTTGCGAGTATCTTATTTATAAGTTCACTAGATAAAGCAGTCCCATCTTTTCCTATGGGTATAATATCAACCTCCCCTGCTACATCTGATATTACTGCAACATCTGTAACTTCTGATGAAACAGATTTAGCCCAAAAAGCATAAGCCTCATCACTCCCAGCCGTACTATAACTGCTTGGAGCACTAAATGCTCTTTCTCGAAGGGCATCATCACTCTCTATTTCTGTACCACCAGTAGTCTGAGTTGTATTGGCTATACTTTGAAAATATGGGAACAGATCTACTATTTCATTAATCTGCCCCGGCATAAGATTGTTTCCTATAGTTCCTTTTTCAAGACATTCTACTACAACCTCTTTATCTAATTGACCTGATTCAATCTGATCATATTCTGTGGTAGCAAAATAAATTTCGCCAGCTTTTACTCTTATCCCTTGCGGAATACTTATTACACTTGTTTGTGCTGCTGATAGTGTGAATTTCACAGTACATGTAGCTGGAAAAGCATCTAATCTTTTAACTCCTACTAGTGCCACTACTTGATCTAAATAATCTCCTATTGCATATCTCAGAAGGTTTTGTTTAGCGCTAAAATCTATGATTACTCTTTGCTGAGCAATTATATAGGCTAATGCCTCTAAAAACAATCTTACTGGATCACCTGGATAAAGTTTTCTATTAGCGATAGTCTCGTAAGTATTAATAATATCAGTTTCAATGTTTGTAGCTGATGTATCACAAAAATTAATGTCTTTTAAATCACTAAGCACCATTTATACTCACCTGCACTTTCGGCTTTAATTTTCCTGTTAAGTGGTCTTTTTCATAAGTCACCTTAGCAACTGATGCTCTTGGTTCATAGTCCTGTATAGTCTCAATAATACTAGCTGTAAAAACATTTTCAGCTAGCTCTAAAGGCAGATCTAAATAACTCATATCCATGCCAAAATTTCTATCTAAAGGAACGCTACCTTTTGGAGTAGTTATTATTATACTTATATTTTGTAAAATTTCTTCTGTCCCTGTGGGATAAAGATCAAGCTTATTATTTTCTCCTGTTACTTCGTACAATAATTGTTCCTCCTTACTTAATATATTCTTTTAATGTAACGCTTATGGTTCCAGCTAGAACTTTCCCTTTATTATCTACACGCGTATATTGTTGCTCTGTACTCTCTACTGTCCATCTGTAGTAACCCATAGCATCTCCACCGATAACAAGAGGCAATGCCTCTCCTGTACGTGTTAAAATCATGAGTTTTTCCATGTCATAGCGTGGATTACGTCCCAAAGTTGCTTCTAGTTGCATTGTAAAACTGATTGAATCTAATTCAGGGCCTAAAAACTCTGACTTTGGCTTTTTCATATGAATAGCATGATAAGCCCATCTGCCTGAGCTGCTTCGTGTAAGTTCTTGAAAGGTATTTACATCTTTTGCTGAGACTTTAAATAAAATACTCCCTAATGCTCCAATCACTTTAATTCACCACCTGCGTTAAAGTTTTACCTTTTAACGTAATACTTGTACCAGATTGAATAATAACGTCTTTTTCAACTTCAATCTTAAGCGTTGTACATTTAAGTTCTACATCGCCTTTAATTTCACCTTTTAATTTATGTTCTTTTCTATCATATTCAAAATAAGTTCCATCTGAAAAAGCATAATGTACTTTATCTAATTCTGCTACTGGTGGAATTTCTGACTGTGTATAAAAACAACCTATACAAAATCCATCACCTACACCATGTCCTAAGAAAAGACATAGCACATTCTCGCCTACATCTGGCATGGCATAAGCTTTATTTTGAATGCATTGTGGAAATAACACTGGAAGGTCTGTAGATACCATATCATCTAGATCTGTGAAGAACACTTTTACGGTTGCATTTTGCGCATCTACACTTGAGACTTTACCTATTCTTACTATATTTGTTTCCATCAATATCCCTCCAAGCATTTTGTAAGTTCAATATCAACCGTATAGCCTCCGATGATATTATGTGTAGCCTTTTGAATGATGTATTTACCATCAAAAGCTTTCCATCCTTGCACAATCACTGTTACTCCGGCCACAAGCCTAATGTCTCCCATGAGAGAGAAATTAGCGGTGTTTTCTTGTTTATTCTTTTCTCTTAACCTGTTTTGAGCTAGTTTTTCAGCCTCATCTGCGCATTTAACTTGCTCATTTACCTTAAGCGTTTTGCCTTTTGTCCCTTCAATTGAGTGCGTATAACTTACTGTTTTATTCGTTTTAGGATCCGTATATTTTACAGTACACTTCGAATAAGCCGTATCGGTAGTTTCACTAGAAAATGAATAACTCAAAACATCTGCGTTACCTTTTTCAATTTTCAAGACAGGTTGCTTTTTCTCATATGTGGCTTCATTAAATAAAACAAGTTTATTTGCTGTTACTTTTAAGGATATTCCACTTCTCTTGCATAAGCTCTGCAGAAACACAATATCTGATTGTTTAACTTGATCTACATTTTCATAGCAAACATCATCCTTGCATTCAAACATACAAGTAAGTCCTGCAGCGCTTGCAATATCTTTAGCTATTTTAGAAAGGTTAATTTTTTTCCATGATTTTGTTTTTTTAGTATTTTTAATATCTGTATGAACCGGTACCGACTGACCTTTAATAGAAACAATATCCGGCGGGCCATTTAAATCAAACTTATCTATTGTAAATACACCACAAGAAAACATTTGTTTATTCTTTTTGCCATTCCAATTCTCTACATAAAAAGAAGCATGAATTTGATCTCCCTTTTTAGGAAGCCAATCACCATGCCACAAACCTTCTTTATCTTCTAATGTAATATCTAAATCATCTGCGGTCTCACTCGCATTGTCTGTATAACTAGCACTTAGCATATACTTTGCAATATCCTCTGAGATATTTGCTTTTTGATAAACAATATTAAGGTGTACGCGTCTTGCTAAAAAACTTTCACCATTATCCAAGACTATCACTTCGCTTCCACGGTGGCAAATTTTCTATTTGTTTTACCTCTATTGTGGGTATATTAAGGGTTATATTCGCGGGGAAAATAAGTATATGCCTATGATTAATATTGGCTTTA